AAGTAGCCCATCTACGGCTGCTGATACGTCTGCTATTGCAACCCTTACAAAAGTACTTGAAGCAACGGCAACGGCAACCGCTGAAACTAATGCAAGCGCACAACTTACCATTCCTGTGAATGCTTCCTCAACGGCTACGGCTGAAACGTCTGCGGATGCTCAACTTAGCTACACAGTCAATGCAAGTGCAACAGCAACCGCTGAAACAAGTGCGGAGGCACAGATTGTAAGGATAATATCAGCAAGCGCAACGGCAACCGCTGAAAGTTCGGCTGAGGCTTCCTTCGGTGTTACCTTTGCGGCAAGTGTTGAAGGCACTGCAACCGTGGACAATGCAACGATAGCACGCGCGGCAACGATGGTAGGAAGTGTTACGGGTCAGGCAACGGTGACAAATGCTACTTTGGATGTTGGAGCGGCTACGGTATCTGTTGATTACCTTGTAGTTGCTGGTGGTGGTGGTGGAGGTGGAAGAGTTTATTCTGGTGGTGGCGGTGCTGGTGGTTTGTTAAATAATACATTAACATTAAATAAAAATACTGCATATACAGTCACTGTTGGTGGCGGTGGTGCTGGTGGTTCAACAGGTACGACAACTGCAAAAGGCGGAAATGGGTCTAATAGCGTTTTATCAACAATTACCGCAACAGGCGGTGGCGGTGGTGCTGGTGGTGATGTGACAGATGCTAATAAAAATGGAAATAATGGTGGCTCTGGTGGTGGTGGTGGTTCTAATGATGCAGTATCCACAAGTACAGGAATTGGAGGTTCACCATCGCCAATTGGGCAAGGAAACGCTGGTGGAAATGGTGGAACAGACGCAGCTACTTATAGAGCTGGTGGCGGTGGAGGTGGTTCAGCTGGTGCTGGTGGAAATAATGCATTAGGAGTTGGTGGAAATGGTGGAGCGCAAACTTCATTAAGTATAACAGGGTCATCTGTTGGTTATGCTGGTGGTGGAGCTGGCGGTGGCAATACATCAAACGGTACTGCAAGCTCAAGTGGTGGAACTGTTCCATCTGGAAATGCAGCCGCTAATAGAGGTGGTGGCGGTGGAGGTGTTCGTACAACCGCATCTGGTGGATTAGGCGGTTCTGGTGTAGTAATATTAAGATGGTTAACGTCAAGTGGCACTATAACTGTTGGCGCAGGATTAACAGCTGATGCTACGGGTATAGATGGTTCTTATTCTTATAAAAGAATTACTGCTGGAACAGGGAATATATCATTTAGCTAAAATAATATGGCATACTACGCATTTATCAATGAAAATAATTTTGTAACATCTGTAATATCAGGTGTTAATGAAGATATATACCAAAATGACAACGGTATAACAGTTGGAGGTTCTACTGAAAATTGGGAAATTTGGTACGGTAATTTTACCAATAAAATATGCAAGCGCACCTCTTACAACACACGGGGCGGTGTACATTACCAAGCAGATAACAACACGCCTTCTATTGACCAAAGCAAGGCTTTCCGAAAAAACTATGCTGGCATTGGTTATTATTACGATAGCATCCGCGACGCATTTATTCCGCCTAAGCCTTTTCCCTCGTGGACATTGAACGAGGAATCATGCCTATGGGATAGCCCAGTACCTTATCCCAACGATGGAAAAATGTACACATGGAATGAAGATATTTTAAATTGGCAAGAAATAAATTTTTAACGTTAAAAACTATAAATCATGGCAGCTTTTGGAAATTATTTAGAAGACGCAATAACTGGATGGATAAATGGAACGACTATGCCTGCCGCTCCTACAAATACTTATGTTCAGTTATTTAACGGTAACCCAACTGACACAGGATCAGGAGGCACGGCATTACTTTCACGCGTAGCTGTTGCAGCTGGTGGATGGACAAGGGGCACGGGAGGCGCAGGAACATTGACAAACACAGCGGCGATTACAATTACTTCATCTGCTGGTTCGGCTGTTACGGCTGATTATTTTGCTGTATTTGATGCAGCAACGGGAACTAATGTTTTATTTCACGGTGCTTTATCAGCATCTAAAAGTATTGCAGTGGGCGATGAAGTTAAGTTTAACGCTTCGCAGCTTACATTGACCGTAGCTTAAAAATATTCCTGCCCTGAAATATGGGCAGGATAAAAATAATACAATGGGATACCTTTCTGCTAAACAAATAAATCACCTTAAAAACCTTCAAAAATCTAATTATGCAGGTAGGAGGAGTTTTCAGGGAATGAGCCTACGAGTTGTAGGTTTAGCCGATTCTGTCATTGAGTTTGCAGAGTTAATGGAACAATGTACAGTAACTGAAAGAAGCAGGGTTATTGATTCAGCTACTCCCATTGCATTGGAAGTTTATAGGTCTTTAGTGCCAGTGAGTAGTAAGCCGCACCGTATTTCTACCAATCCTTTCAAAAATAAAAAGATGCAAGGATGGGAGGAAAATGACCGCGCTTCAATGTGGGTACAACCGGGTAATTTAAGAAAGTCAATTATTGACTTATCTAAAAACCTTGTATCATACAAAAGAGCCGTTGGTGCTATTGGGCCATTGTATAAAAGAAATACAATGAATAGAGGCATTAATAGCAGCGAAGGAACAAATGGCTTTTACGCTCACATGGTATATGGAAGTACAAGAGCATGGTATAATAAAATAGTGGTGAAGGCAAGAAATTTAAGTAGGGAGAAAGTAATTAAAACAATGCGTGATGAATGTATTTTTATTATGCAGGAGAGACCTAAAAAATTCTGGCAGGTATCATGATTGGAAAATTAATATATAATAGATTATCCACTGATGGTGACATATTAGCTTATGTTGGCACAAAGATATATCCAGACATTGTGCCTCAAAATGTACAATATCCATTTGTAGTATATACTATTGTAAATAGCCTTCCTGTTGATTTTAAAGATGGTCAAAGTAACTTAGAGGAAATTACATTACAAGTAGATGTTTACACTCAAAACTACGACGATACGCAAATATTATCTAACCTTATTAGAAATAGATTAGACAGATTTGTTGGCATTGTTGAAAGCGTAGAAGTGCAAAGTATTAAATATATGTCAGCTACATCGCAAGTGTTTAACGCTGAATTATCCGTATATTGGATGAGTATTGATTTTATGGCAAAAATGAAACGATGAAATTAAGACTATTAAAAGAATGGAATGGAAAGGCACCTGGCAAAGTAGGTGTGTTTCTTTCAGAATATGGTGAGCAAATGATTAAAGATGGAATTGCAGAACTACTTGATGAATCTTTTGTCGTTGAACAAATGCCGGAAAAGCAGGAAGTTCAGCAAGATCCAATCTATATTCCTATACCAGTGCCTAACTCATATTTTAGTGACGAGGCAGATGAAGAAAAAATTATTAAACCGAAAAAAAATAAATAAACATGGCAACTACTGGCATTATTAATGGTACGTTGATGCGCCTATACAAAGATTCAACTGCGATAGGTTACGCAACATCCTGCCAAATGAACATCTCCGCAGCCATGCGTGAAATCTTAACAAAAGATAGCGCATCAGGTGGATGGAGAGAGGTAAAGAAAGGTCAGCTATCTGGCACATTGTCCACCGAGGCATTGTATGCAGGGCCTGGCGATTCTTCTACCAATTACCTATTTGATGATCTGTTTACCGATTTAATATCTGGTACTGCTTTGACCATTAAATTTACTACAGATGTACAAGGTGACAATGTATTTACAATGAGTGCTATTTGTACATCATTAGACTTGAACGCTGGTGTTGAAGAAAATACAAGCTATTCAGCATCCTTTGAGGTGACTGGTGCTATTACAAAGACAGTTAAAGCATAATTTTAAATCCTAACACATGAAAACAATAACAATAGCCAACACTTCCATACCGATTAAATTTGGTATGTATGTGTTAGGTACATTTCTAAGGGAGAGGAAACTTAAATTAAGTGACCTTTCCCTTTTAGGAGAAGATCTCTTACTTGCCCTTGAACTTGCTTTTACCGGTGTTGAGCATGGTTACAAAGCCAAAGGGGAGAAATGCCCTTACACTTTGCAATCTTTCTGCGACCTTGTAGATACGGACATGGGAGGTATAACTCGCATCATGGAAATGATTTCAAATGAGATTTCACCACCAGAAGATGAGAGCCAAAAAAACGTAGTGGCGAAGGAGGAGAACTTACCCTTGAGTACATCGAACGCTTTTGTTTCGGAGTTTTAAGGTTTCCTCCTTCGCAATATTATGACATGAGTTTCAGAGAAGTTGTTATAGCTATGCAAGGTTATAACAACCAATTTGAACAACAGGAGCAAACAGAGTGGGAACGAATTAGATGGCAAACAACGCTTTTACTAAATGTCCATACGGCAAAAGGAAAAAGTTTAAAGCCAAAAGATTTAATTGAGTTTCCCTGGGAGAATCCTATCAAGAAAGAAACTAATAGAAGTTTGACAAATAATGACAAGTCAATATTTGTCAAATGGGATAAAGAAGTATAAATGGCAATAGGTAAACTTAATTTAAAGCTTGGTGTCGACGTTTCAAATCTTGACAAAGAACTTGGCAAGGTTGAGCGTAGTATGTCAAGATTTGGTAGTAATATGCAGAACATTGGTTCTACATTAACACAGTCGTTAACTTTGCCTATTATAGGACTTGGTGCTGCCTCCTTAAAATCCTTTGCCGACATTGAAAAGTTACAAAATGGTTTAATAGCCATTATGGGTAGCAGCGAGGAGGCAGGAATAGAAATGGAAAAACTCCGTAAGGTTGCCGAAAATCCAGGCCTTGCCCTTCCCGAAGTTGTCAAGGCCTCTGCCTCTTTACAAAGTGTAGGGATGAATGCCGATGCAGCTCGTGAAACTATCACACAGTTTGGCAATGCGGTAGCAAGGGCAGGAGGTGGTGCAGAACAATTCGATGGAGTAGTATTAGCACTATCACAGATAAGCGCGGTTGGTAAAGTTACACAGGAAGATCTTAATCAGATTAAAGAAAGGCTTCCAGAGTTTGCCAGAGTAATGAAAGAGGAGTTTGGTGTAGTGACTGCCGAAGGAATCAGAGAACTGGGAATAAGTAGCGAAGAATTTATAAAAAGGTCTGTAGGTGCTTTAGGTAATTTGGAAAGGGCAAACGGTGGTTTAGCTAATACATTTGATAATTTAAGGGATAATGTCGGAGCATCATTAGCGGAGTTAGGTAAAGCAATAAACGAAACATTAAATTTAGAGGCAGTTGCGGCAGCATTGAGCGCAGGATTGCAAAGATTGGTAGATGGATTTAAATCACTTAATCCGGAGACACAGGGTTTTATAGTAAAGGCAGGTTTATTAGTCGCAGCCTTAGGGCCCGCAATATTTATAGTAGGAAAATTGATTACTACATTTGGTGCATTAGTAGGTACTACAAGATTAATTATGGAAACATTTACAAAACTTAAAGGAGTTATTGTAAGTGCATTTACTACTATATTAAAAAATCCTGCTATTCTTGGAGTTACTTTAGCTATTGCGGCGGTGGGTGCTATTGCTTTATACGTTTACGATAACTGGAAAGCGTTTAGTGATAGATTTACTAACATTTGGATAAATATAAAAAACAGTGCTAACAAAGGAGTAGCTGATTTTATGATGGCTATTGATAAGTTGCAAAAAGCAATGGGCTATCAATTATTTGATGTTAGTGGAATGACAAAATATCAAGAAGAGCAAAAAGTAGTCGCAGCGGAATTTAAAACAATAGGCGAAACAGTTGATAGTCTTAAAGGTAAGTTTAAAAGCCTATTCATGGCTGCACCGGGCAAAGGTACGACAGGAGGTGGAACAGAAGGAACAGGTGAATTAGTATTTGGTGATGGTACACCGACAGGAGGCGGAACGGGAGGAGGTAAAGGCGTTGGAGCGGCTTTAAATACTCCAATAGATACAGTAAACTTATTACCTACATTAGATTTAC